TATAAATTGTATATTTGACAATATAAATTGTATATTTGACAATATAAATTGTATATTTGACAATATAAATTGTATATTTGACAATATAAATTGTATATTTGACAATATAAATTGTATATTTGACAATATAAATTGTATATTTGACAATATAAATTGTATATTTGATATAAAAAATAATTATTTATTATTTTTTTCAAAAATATTTCTGGAAACTATTTAAAAATAAAGTAATAATTATTATTATTTAAATAAAATAAAAAGTTGAAATATTTTTGACTTAAAAAATAAATAGTATACTAATATAATCTAATGACACAGCTATTAAGAGAATTACAAAATGGAGAGAAATTAGAAAGTATAGATAAAATTCAATTTAGTTTATTTAGTCACGATGATATAAAAAAAGGTGCAGTTGCTGATATATTAACATTTGATACATACGAAGGAAATATACCAAAAAATAATGGATTATTTGATCATAATATGGGTTCAATTGATGCGGCTATTTTTTGTCCAGTAGATGAAAAAAAAGCAGAATTATGTCCAGGATATTTTGGTAAAATTGACTTAGCATTACCAGTTTTTAATCCACATTTTATAAGCTTTACTGAAAAAGTTTTAAAATGTGTATGTTTTCATTGTTCTACTTTGTTAGTGGACAAAGAAGATCCAGAAGTATTAAGCATATTAAAAAATAAGAAAGGACAAACAAGATTTAAGTTATTATATGAATTAAGTAGTAAAAATAAAAAATGTATTCATAATGGTGGTTGTCAAGCACTTCAGCCTATGAAATATACAAAAACAAAAGATCAAATCAATCATATTCGATTTTTTGCTGAATTCTCACAAAACACATTTAAAAATTCAACAAAAGCATCAAATATTGAAAATTTTAGCCCATTGGTTATTTATCAAATTTTCAAAAAAATTAAAAATGAAGACATTGATTTTCTGGGTTTATCAAGTAAATATAGTCGTCCTGAATGGATGATTATTACAAGTTTAAATGTACCACCTCCTTCTGTCCGTCCATCCATTAAGCAATCAGATAATAAACGGTCAGAAGATGATTTAACATATGCTTTATCAATGATTGTAAAAGCAAATAAACAATTAAAAAATGAGATTGATAAAAATCCTGAAAATAAAAAAAAAATAGATAATTATCAAAGTTTTCTACAATACCATGTAAGTACATATATGGACAATGAAATCCCCAATGTAAAACCTCAAGCACAGCGTTCTACTTATCGACCTATTAAGGCTATTACACAGCGTTTAAAAGGTAAAGAAGGGCGTTTGCGCATGAATATTATGGGTAAGCGTGTAGATTATTCAGCGCGTACTGTTATTTCAGTAGATCCTAATTTAAATATTGATCAATTTGGTGTTCCTCAAAAGATTGCGATGAATTTAACTTTTCCTGAAGTGGTGAATAAATATAATATTGAAAAATTACGCGCCAATGTATTAAATGGTCCTCACAACTATCCAGGAGCAAAAACAATTACAAAAGGTAGTTCTGGTAATCAAATTAATATTTCATTAAAACATGTTGACGTTGTAAAACAGGCAAATGAATTAGAAATTGGTAATATTGTACATCGTCATTTAGTGGATGGAGACCCGTGTTTATTTAACAGACAACCCACATTACACAAAATGTCAATGATGACTCATAAAATTGTTATATTGCCTTTTAGTACTTTTCGATTAAATGTCACTGTTTGTAAGCCATATAATGCTGATTTTGATGGAGATGAAATGAATATGCATATTCCGCAATCGATTCAAACACAAACAGAATTGGAACAAGTTAGTTTAGTACATGAAAATCTTATTAGTCCAGGTAATTCTAAACCATCTATTGAAATTGTACAAGATACACTGATTGGTGCTTATTTAATGACAATTAAGGATGTTAAAATAACAGAGATTCAAATGTATAATTATATGGCATTTTCAAAATCATTTAATGGAAAATTACCTGAGCCTGAATTTAAAGAGAATGGATTGAATTATTGGAGTGGAAAGCAACTTTTTTCACTTATATTGCCAGATATTAATATTAGTCAATTAGATACAGTAAAGATCATACATGGTCAAGTTAAAGAAGGATATTTGTCTGAAAAATCATTAGGTTCTAATCCAAGTGGTTTAATTAAACAAATTTACAATGCTTATGGTACAAAAGAATGTGTTAATTTCTTAAATAATACACAAACGTTAGTAACACGATGGATGATGGACAATAGTTTTTCGATTTCTTTTGGAGATTCTATATTAAAACCGGATGAACGTAAAACAATTAGAGTAATTACTGATAAATATTATGATGAAGCATATGAACTTATTAAAATGGCTCATTTTGGAACTTTTGCCACAGAATTAGACGATTCATTAAAATTTTTAAAAATGGAATCTGAATTAGGCAATGTATTGAGTAAATTAACCGAAGAGGTTAAAAACAATATTATGGATAATATATCAAAAAGTAATAACTTTTATATTTCTGGTAATAAAGGTGCTGGTTCTAAGGGTAAAAGTGAAAATATGCAACAAATTATGGGTGTTGTTGGACAACAATCTATTTGGGGTAATCGTATTGACAGTGGTTTTAGTGATCGAACATTACCACATTTTTACAAAAATGACATTGGTCCTGATGCAAAAGGATATTGTCGCAATAGTTTCATTGAGGGATTAAGTCCAAGTGAAATGTTTTTTGCTGCAATGGGTGGTCGTTGTGGTTCGATTGATACGGCCATTCAAACAGCTGATTCTGGTTATATTTCGCGTAAATTGATTAAAGCACAAGAAGATATTGTTGTTAATTATGATTTAAGTGTTCGTAATTCATCTGGTCATATTGTTCAATTTGGTTATGGTGATGATAATTTGGACCCAACAAAAATTGAAAAAATTGGTAGAATTGAATTATTTGAATTGAATAATGAAGAATTAATGAAAAAATATAAATTTGAACAATTAGATAGTGGTAAATATTTTGAAAATTATATGACACATGAAGCAGTTGAAAAAATGATGGAAGATGATAAATATATTGGTTTATTGAATCATGAATATAGTCAAATTATCGAATATAGAAGTCAATTACGTAATAATTATTTTAAATATACAGAAGCTATTGGTGATGTTGGAACACATATTCCGATTAATTTATATCGAGAAATTCCTTCTCAATTAATTAAATTTAATATTGAACCACATGATTTGAGTGATTTGACACCGAATTATATTATTGAACAATATGATAAATTAATGAAAGATTTAGTACAATATTTACCTGAAAAAGAAGAAAATTGGAAATTATTTAAGGTTATTTTTAAATCATTTTTATCAAGCAAGCGTTTGATATGCGAGTATCGTATGAATAAAATGGCATTTGATGATTTAATTGTATATATGAAGAACAAAATGTTAAGTGCGTTGATTACACCGGGAGAAATGGTGGGTATTATTGGTGCCCAAACATTGGGAGAGATTTCAACACAGCTCACATTGAACACGTTTCACTTATCTGGTATAGGTGCAGCATCAAAAGTCATTACTGAGGGTGTTCCTCGATTGAAAGAAATTCTACGTTTATCAAAGAATTTAAAGGCAAAAAATATGAAAATATATTTAAAAGAAGAATACGCCAATGACAAAGAAAGTGCTAAAAAAATTCAACCTAAATTTGCTTACACACAAATTAAAGACATATTAGACAGTAGTGAAATTATTTATGGAGGTCCTCATGGAAATACGTCAAATAATGAAGATATGGAATTTATTCAGTCATATAAAGAATTTAGTGAATTATTTGATATTGATAACATTGATGAAGAAATTATGTCTCCTTGGATTTTGCGATTGACATTTGATAAAGAGGCTCTTATGAATAAGAAAATTACAATTCAAGAAATTCAAGAAGCGATTAAAGAGGGTTCAAATAATGAAGATGAAATTGAATGTATTTACAGTGATGATAGTGCTCAAGATGTTATTATACGTATTCGAATCAAACAAGAACCAAGTGATAGCTTTTTAGATCATATGCGTGATTTTGAAAAACAATTATCTGAATTCTCACTTCGTGGTATTAAAGATATTGAAAATGTATTATTATCAGAATCGAATCTTATTAAATATAATTTAGATGGGTCTATTGAACCAAGTAAAGAATGGATTTTAGAAACAAATGGTTCTAATTTGCTTGAAATACTTAATCATGATCAAATTGATGTAAAACGTACTGTGACCAATGATATATTGGAATTTCATGAAATATTTGGTATTGAAGCTACACGTGAGTTGATATATAAAGAATTAGGTCAAGTTTTCAAGGATAAACATCCTAATCCCCGTCATATCCAAATGTTAGTTGATATTATGACTTATCGTGGGACATTAATGCAAATTGAACGTCATGGTATGAATAAAAATCCAGAAGTTGGTCCTATTGCGAAGGCATCTTTTGAAGAAGTCATGAATATACTTACAAATTCTGCTGTTTTTGCGGAAAGTGATAATATGAAGGGTGTATCATCTAATATCTTAGCGGGTCAATTCTGTAAGAATGGTACGAATAGTTTTGAAATATTTATGGATGAAGATAAACTCATCGAAGAAGTGCCTGATAATGATTATTTGATTGATAATACAAGTAGTGTTAAACCTGAAAATATTGATATTATTATGGGTGAAATGTATTCTAAAAAAGAACAAGATGAACAAGTTGATATTGATGATTTTGACTTTGGTTTTGGCATGGAAGATAAACCAGAGTTTATGTTATCAGAAAATAAAGAATTACAATTAACTGTGGGTGAATTGACTGAACAATTAGATGAACTAAATATTGATAATTTAGATTTAGAGGAAATACCAGAGGATAATGGTGAAATTGATGAATTAGAGTTAGAAGATATTCCTACAGAAAATATTGAATTAAATATTGAATTAAAAGTAGAAAAACCAAAAAGAGGTAGAAAAAAGAAAAGTACTTAATTTATAATTTTTTTTACATTTTTTTAATTCATTCATTTGATTATTATTAATCATGTGTTTTTATGATTATTCATAAAAACAACAAATGACATATTTATCAAAAGAAGATTTAAGTCAATGAAATATAATAAAGATATTTAGTCATTTTTTTCATTCAATTATTTTATAAATTTTATAACGTGTATTGATTAAGTTAAATAAAAAAAATCGAATTTTTATTTAAGAAATATAAATAAACGATTGATTGTTCTAAACATTTCAAAGATGTCTGTTATTTCAGAAAAACACCTGAGCAACTTCATCAAATCCATAAAATTCGTCATTAATGAAAATATATCTCCATTCTCTCCATTTGCTCAAGGTTGGATGAATGAAAATAATAGCAAGGATAAGAAAAAGGTTGTTAAGTCTGATCTTAGTACTTATGCTAATGAAGTCAATAAGGATCTTGGTCCCAATAGCAAACATGGATTTGTTGTCGCCGTATACACGCCAGAAAACAAACATGATACCATGACATGTGGAAAAACCATACTTCGTAGTGGTGATCAATGCCTTTTAGCAGTGCTCTATGAGCTCGACCGCAATAACGATGTAATTACTGATTTCAAACCTATAAAAATTGGTGGTTTTGACAAGTTCTATGGTCCTAGACAAGAGATCGTTGAACTCGAGCGTGTGGAAGTATTAAATGCGAATGTATTCATGTACAATGTCGATGGTACTCTCAACGTAACCAAGGCCGAAGAGAGATCTGAAGAGAAATCTGAAGACGAAGATGAGTCTAAAAAGAAATCTGAAGAGGATTCTGAAGACGAAGATGACTCTTCTGTGGTTATCAATGATGATCTCATCAACACGCTACAGTGTCATAATGAAGAGTTGTTCATAAAACTTCAAGCAGCGAACCAAATGCTACAGTGTCATAATCAAGATTTGTTCATAAAACTTCAAGCAGCGAACCAAATCATCCAGGCTCTTCAAGCCAGAGTTATTGAACTTCTTGACGCCAATAACCAGTAAAAATAACAAGGAAGCAACCTTGTCTTACAAACATACAAACACTAAAAACCCATGTGTTTTTATTAGATGTTGGGTCTGACCCTTATGGTCAGCTAATTTAAATGTAGTGCTCTATTTCAAAAAATATAAAAATAACGAACGCACACACATTTCTTATAAATTTAACATAAATAAAATAGAATCATTATTATTCAAATTAACATGACCTACCCATAAATTAAAAAGCTGTTGTACATGTTTTTCTTTTTTTAATATTTGATGGTGTTTTTTCCGTAAAACATCTTCTTTTTTTTCAACATAATAATTTTTTATAAATTCATTATCTATCATTTTTAATACATAAGCAAAATATAAATGTGATTTATCTATTTTATTTTTAACATCAATTATCATATAAATTAACCAATCTTTTAAAGGTTTATGTATAATTTTTTCAAAACTTTTAGATGTTAATACATATTCATCTAAATACATTTCCTCAGAAAATGTCATATTCTTTAATACTTCTTGTAATGCCAATATTTTGTAAATATCCTCATAACTTGATTTGATTGAACTTTTTACTTCTATTATATGTTCAATTATTACTTGACCATCTATTATTTTTAATAATAAACCATCAATTTCACCTTTAAAATGCATAGAATTGATTTTAACATGTAATAATTTAAATATATCAATATTTTCTTTGTAAATCATTTCTTGATTGTGTTTTTTAGTATAATTATGTATTAATTTCGATATACAATATTCTGATTTTTTACCTATATATGTTCGTTCCATATTATTTAATTGAATCAGTTTTTGATCAATCCCAAAAGACTCTTCATAATCAATAAAATCTTGTATAATACAAAGTATTTTGCGTTTTAACTTTTTAAAGATACTTAATTTATAATAATAACGATTAATAGTATGTAATATCTGAAACTTTATTTTTGGTTTTGACTCATATTGTTTACTCATTTCTTGAAAATTATGTATTGTATCGTATAAATTCTTTTCTCTCTTATTCAATTCCTTCTTTATTTTATCAATATTATATAAATATTTTTTAAAATTAATTTTATAAAATACATGATATTCTGACATCATTTTTATTATTTGATTTATTTCATCTATATAATAATAATATTGATCATTATATAAATAGACTATTTTTTGTCTTATTATTTTAACATATTTGATATAATTATTTTTTTTCATATATTCAAGTTCATAATGGTCATCTATAAATTTTTTAAAATTTTCATATTTTTCAATATTCATATGTTTTATATCTTTATTAGTAAGATTTTGCGCATTTGTTTTTAAATAATCAATAAGATCCATGCTTCATTAGTTATTTTTTATAAAAACAACTTTATGCTGTTTTTATTATTTGTTAAAAAAATAGTAATTATATAGATAATCATTTATATTATCCATATTCAATTTCTCATAAGGTAATTTAGCAAATATCTCCTAAATTTATAATATTTGTTTTTTTAGTTTTTCTAATAATGAATTGTTATATATTAATTTAATTATTTTTCTTTTTTTATTTTTCTATATCTGATACTTTCCACGCACTTATTGATTTAATTACTATTGTTGGATCGTGTTCATTAAATAGCGCAATCTTCCCTTTCCATTCACCAAATATGATCCAATTATTATTGTATTGGGCATACATCTCTATGCCGTCATCATATATATCAATCTTATGTTTTTGATTCAATTTTGGAGAGACATATGTCCAGCCAACATATAGTTTATTTCTAAGGTCGTTCATTGTATTATTTATTTCTAATTACTTATTATTAAAAAATAATAAATTCAATTTTTTTTGTTTTTATGTTTATTTTGTAAATGCTGCACTAAATGATTCTAAATATTCTGTATTTGGACTTTCTCCTCTACATGATGGTTTTCCAAATACAAATGTTATATAATTAAATTTACTTTTATATTCTATTTTCTTTTCTCCAATATAAATAATTACACCTAATATAATCACAATAATAAGAAGATAAATAATAATATTATTAATTTCTGTAAATAATTTTAATTTATTTTGATATTCATCATTATCTTTTTCATCCTCTAATTTATTTTGTAAATCATTCTTCTTTACATGAAGTATATAAGAAGCACCTAATAAAAATAAAGCAGTTATAAAAAAATTCTTGTTACAGTTAATAAGTAGCAAAAATACAATATACATTTTAAATGAATTATAAACAAGTTGCTCAAATGTTAAATTAAAATTAGGATCCGTTAAAACAACAAAAAAAAGCATAGTTAAGAAAGCTATAGTATGTTTTAAATATATATTTGATGATAATACATCTTGTATTTTACACGGAAATAACTCACCAATATAATTTGAAGCAATAATCAAAAATAATACGAAAACGGTATAAACTGGAAGATCCTTAGAAATATCGTATATTGTCATTATTATTATATTATATTTTTTTTTATTCACACTTTTTTAAATGTTTGCAACTAATATTTTCATAAATAACATCATCTTTATATCTTTTAATATTATAACTATTATTTTTATTATATTTAATAAATCCTATTATTTCATATGCTTGTAATCTATTTTCTGTAGAAATATAACCATGATTTATATATTTTACTTTGGTACCTACTGGTAAATCTTTATTTTTACCATATTTATATTTTATTTTTACATCTTGAATTCATTTTTCATAATGAATTAAAGTATATTCACTAAATTCATCTAAATATATTATCATTTAATAAATAATAATATAAAAATTAATTTTTATATTAAATGATAAAAAAAATATTTTTGAAATTTTGAAATTTTGAATTTTTGAATTTTTGAATTTTTGAATTTTTGAATTTTTCATATCTTATTCAATGCATGAATACATTCAATTTGCTTTGATATACTTGACGCATAAAAACCACTTCTCATATTGAGAGTTCCTTTCAAATATTGTATAAATTCATCTCTATTATAACCATTTAATCGATAAGCATGATATAAATCACCAATTTTATTTACATTAAAACGCTCAAATTCCATATATTTATTATAACCAGCCAATGAACTTAACTTGCCATTCTGAATTTGATGACTATTCATTTTACTACGTGTATAATTAATAAATTCATCTTCAAATATAGTACAAACTTGAAAAATCTCAAATAAGCAAATACAATCATCCAATGAACAATGATAATTGATTCCTTCATTTTTATTCACTAAAAATTTATATACACTACTTAATTTATAATTAGGTTGTATATTTTTAAATTTATCTTTTACAAGAGGAAATATATCCATAAAAGACCAATTTTCTGGCATACGTGCATTTACTTTTTTAAACCCCATCTCCAATACCATTTGATCAAAACCAAAATTATTATAAGCAACCCATATAATATCTTTTCGATTGAAATTCTCTTTAATTACCTTCTTAATTTGAACGATTAACTGTTCTAAATTAACAGCATCATTTTCTTTTAACTTTTTTTCATCAATACCATGTATATGTGTCGCATCAATGATTCCATCATGAGGATATACATATTCATTCAGTAATATTTGTCCTTCTATGTCCATAATTGTCATTTGCATAATAGAGTTATTTAGTACATCAATACCATTTGTTTCTAAGTCATAAAATATATAATTCATCTTTATTAAATAATAATAGTATATCTATAAATCAGTTTTTAATTATATTTAAAAAAAAGATTCGGTTAAATCATAATAAAAAAATAATGATTCATTTAATGACTCATCTTCTTCAACCTATTATTTTAGATTGTAAAAATTTAAGAGTTGAACGTCAAAAAAAAAATAATGAAATAACATTATATTATTTACTTAATCACTCAATACAAGAAATAAAAAAAATATGTAATGTAATAGCCCTTGATAGTGCTCTTGATTATTTACAAATTAATAATGAACAATTACTTCAAAAATGTAGAGAAGATATACTTTTTGCTAAACTATTGTCTTCTAAAATTAGTATTTTATCATCACGACAGGGTTCTAAAGATGAATCATTTGTTATAGAAACAATCAATCAAACATGTTCTCAATTAAATATTAATATTGAAAATTTACCTAATACTAAATATAGACCTACTAAAAATGGAATTATATTAGATAAAAAAAAATATGAAGAATTGTTAGAAAAAAAAGAAATTAGCAAAAATGATTGTTTAAAATCATTCGATGCTAAAATTTCCGGTGTAATTAATGGTTGGATTTTCGCCAAAATAACATACACAAATGGAGGTCATCAAGATAATGTGTTTGAAGAAGCACATCAATTTGCTCAATGGGCTCTTCAATATGGAAATCCAAATGAAATTTATGTTTTATTAATTGATACTGACTTAATGGTTCAATTAAATGAATTAAAAGAAAAATATCATAAAAATAATATTTTAGTAGTAAATCATGTTGAATTTCAAAATTATATGTTATATCATTTTTCTTGTGAAAGTAAATAATTCATAATTTGAAATGAAAATGAAAATGATATACGTTTTCTCATGATTGTATTACTTTCTCTATAATTTGTTAAAAATAATGAATGATATTTTTCTCTATTTTCTTTTAAAAATACATTAAATTGATTGACTAATTCTTTTTGTCTTTCTATGCTTATTGATGGTTCAATAATCATTGACGCATATGAACGAGCACTTAAATTTGGTGTATTGTCAATATATATATCTTTATTTTCTACAAATGTTAATTGAATTTGATTTTTTTGATTATTATCTATGCATTTTAATAATAATGTCGTAATATTTTTATTATTTTTATTTTTTTCTGTTAATCTTTGTATTTTAATATTTTTATTTTGTTTTAATTCATATAATTCTCCACCAATCATATAATTGTTTTGTTCATTAAAATTTAAATATATACATTTTTTACTGGGATAAATCATTGTTTTAATATCATTATTATCTTTTTTTCTATCAAATTGAAAACTACATATATTATAAGATGTATCCTCAAAAATTTTTTCTTCAAATATATTTAATTGATTAATAATATATTTATTAAAAAATAATTTTCTTAATTCTTGATCATTTTTTCTTACTGAACAAAAAAAATTAAGAGGTATAATTAGTATTCCTCCATTTACATTATTTTCTATAAGTTGATAAATGAAACATTTATATAAATCATTCTGTTTATATTTATCAAATACACTTTTATTCTTAGATTTATTTCTTGCTAAATAAGGTGGATTTGTAATTACATACATGTTTTCATATTTAGGAGGATTTTCAAAACTATCATTTTTTATAATTTGGTCATTGCCGGGTTCTAAATCATAAGCTTCAATATTTATATTTTCATTTTGTTCATGTATATATTTTAATAAATCACCTTTTCCAGCAAATGGTTCAATTATATGTGTACATGTTTCTGGTATTTGAAAATTACTTAATATATATTTATAATTTGTTGTATAAAATTGACCTAAATCTTTTTTTTTACTCATATTCTATATTCGTAATATAATTATAAATTAATTAATTATTTTTTTAAAAAATAAGTTATGTAGAAGAATCTTTATTCTCTTCATTATTTACTATAAATATATCACGAATTTCATCAGGTGTTTTCTGACGAATCATAGTTGCTACTTGAGCACATCCAAGATCCAATAATGGTTGAATATATAAAAAATTAGACGCATTAATGATCTTCATTAACATTTCTTCGTCGAAAGATGTAATAAAAGTACCATACCAATCACCAACCATACTTATCATATTCGTTGAATTAATTGGTTTAGGAATTTCTACCATTGGTTCTTTTGAATAATGCTCCATAAAATTAAGAATATGTATAAATAAGTCTGAGTCAATATCTTGTCCTAATGGAATATAATTTTTTTCATTTTCATCATAAGCACAATCTTCAATTAAAGGTTGAAAGTATTTACTAACTTTAGCAATTTTAAAAGGTACATCAAATTCTTTTCCATCAACTGTAGAAAAATAAAGATATTCGCATTCATCAATAGAGATTTCGTCCTCTGTTTCTTCTTGAAATTCAGACATAGTTATTCTAATATTATATTTATTATTAAAATGATAATTATAATTCAATTTTTATTTTACTTTTTGTTTTTTATGTGTATCAAAATTAACCATATTAATACATGATTTATCATATTTAAGATTGTCTTTGTCTAAATAGAAATTATATTTGTAAAAATTAGAACTATAACAACATTCCCATGCTTCAAAAATACCATCCATAAATTGAACAGACAATATATTTTCAATATCATGTATCATATTTAATATATCATTGTCAAATTGTTCATGATAATAATACATATCTGTACATATACTAAAATATAAATATTGTTCGTCAAAAGATAGATAAAACATTATATCATATTTTTCTGCCAATATTTCATCTATTTTTTTTATTTTTTTATCATTTAACCAATTTTTTTTCATTTTTTTATTTCTTAAATAACCCTTCCAAATTGTTGGATATGGATGTATAATTGTACTTGTTTTCATCTTATGAAAATGAAATGAATTATTTTCTTTAAAAACTAAATATTTATATGCTTCATGTGATATAAATTTAAAATTACCACTATTTATTACACAATACTTTAATTCTATATATTTCATAATATCAAAAATAAATTCTTCAAAACCTTTACTATTTAATTTAAAATGTTCGCTAAAAAATATATTGATTACATTTAATCCTAATAATATTTTTACAGATATTTTATATTTTTCTGAAATATATGCATTTATATCACGTATATCATCCAATTGAATTTTATTATCTTGTAAGTATATATTTCCTACAATAGTTAAATAATCACCGCATAAATCTAATTCTTGTAGTTTATTTTCTAAATTTACGATTTTTTCAGAATCAGAAGATATTTTTAACTTCCATTTTTCAATATTTAGTTCTTTTTTTATTAACTTAAATACTTGATTTACCTTTTTAATTGTATATTTATACATATTTGAATCATGTTTTGATTCCCAAGCATCAAAAATAGCATTATCTATTTTAAATTTACAATTTCTTTGTATATCTTTTACAATACTTAATATTTCTTTTTCAAATTGATAGTAATAATATTTCATATTTCGATGTATGGTTAATTTTATTTGATTTTCATCAATGCTCAACCATTCTAATTCAATATTATATTTTGTTTTAAATATATTATTTATATGAACTAAATTACTATAATTTAATTGATTGTTATTAACATTTATGGTACCATACCAATATGTTGAATAATATACTATATTTTGGTTTTCATCATCAAAATAGTATCTCTTCATAATTACTTAAAATACACAAAAATAAAAAATCAATTTTTTACTTTTTTTTAGTACTTTATAATAGAATGAAATATTATATTCGAATTATATGTAAGTCAGGTTATAAGTACAAAGATAATTCTGGGAATAAATTAAATAATCAAAAACTTATTGATCAATTTAATAAATTATATATTGTACCTATTTATAAACAAACGAAGTTTTATAATACGAAAGAAAAAATATATGCTTCTTCAATTGATTCAAAAGGACGAACACAGTATAGCTATAATCAAGAATTTAAAGAAGAACGTGAAAAGAAAAAATTAAAACAACTTAAGCATTTTTTAAAAATTCAAAGTAGTCTTGAACGAAAAATAAATAGTGATTTAGAGCAAAGTAAAAATATAAAAAATAAATTAATTGCGTCTATTTTAAAACTAATGAAAATTTGTAATTTTCGTATTGGTAATGATAATTATGAAAAAGAATATGGGTCTATTGGTTTAACAACTCTTAAATCAAAACATATTAAATTTAAAAATGATATAACTCTTGTTTCATTTAATGGAAAAAAAGGAGTTTTAAATGACTGTACATTCAAAAATAAAAAAATGCAGTCTATCTTGAAATCACTAAGTAATAATAATAAAAAATATTTATTTTCTTACAAAAGTGTAAATAATAATTTAAGACACATAACCAATAATGATGTAAATGAATATTTAGAAGTTTTTGAAATTACGAATAAAGATATACGTATGTCGAATGCTAATTTTTTATTTATGCATTTTTTTAATATTTATACAAAAAATGTTCATTTTTTAGAACTGAATGAAAAAGAACAAAAAAAAATTATAAAAGCTTGTGCGGAAAAAGTAGCACATTACTTACATAATACTGTAAATGTTGCTTTAAATAGTTATATATCTAAAGAATTAATTGAAAAGGTTAAGAAGATAAAAGTAAAATCTAATTTAAATGTAAATGCTCAAATTAAAAAACTTATTACCTAAGATGGTTTATATTTATTGTTTTATTCATATATGGTATTATTTCTTTATCATGTGTAATAACAATTATTGTTTTGTTCTTTAACTCATTCATTATCATTTTTATAATTTTTTTTTTAGTCTTAGAATCTAATGATGTTAATGGTTCATCTAATATATATACGATACCATTTTTAAGTATTCCACGAATCATAATAATTACCTTCTGCATACCCATTGATAAATTATTACCATTGACTCCACAATTTGATTTTAGACCAAATGGTAATTTTTGAAATACAGTTAATAAATCGTACTTTTCCATTAATTTTATAATTTGTTGTTCATTTATTTGAGTACCATATTTAATATTATCAAGTACACTTTTATTAAACATGAGTGTTTTTTGATTCACATATATAATTTTATTTCGTAAATAATCTGTATCTATTTCATTTATGTTTTCATCATCAATAAAAATATCTCCTTGAGTAAGAGGGTGTAAGTCAATTAATAATTTCATTATTGTAGATTTTCCAGAACCTGATTGACCAATAAATGCAATTTTTGTTTTGGGTTCAATTGTGTAATTAAAATTTTTAAGTATATATTTTGATTGTTCATTATATTTAAAATAAACATTTTTAAATTGTATCTTACCTTGTGTTAAATTTACATTTTTAATATTTTTCATAGGATGATTTAATATTTCGTCTAAAAAATCTTTGTTTGATAAAATAATGCCAATATAATATACAGAATCGGTAATTTGTTTTCCTAAATAATAAATATAAGTCATTGAAGCACTCACTGTTATACAAATAGAGATGAATGTTGTTACATTTATTTGATTATCTTTTAATAAATAATAAGAATAAATAATAATAAATATTGTTGATAAAATAACAATCATGTCTGTTAAAGTTAATGATTGTTTTTCAATCCATATATTTTTTACGTATCTATTTTTTAATATATTTTCTATTTTAAAAAAATTTTTTTTTTCTTGATTTTCTTCATTATTTAGATATATATTCATTAAATTTGAAAATTTATCATTCATAAATTCATTATTATCATATAACGAATTCATTTTTTTAATCGAATTATCGATTAATAAAGGAGATTTTATATATAATATAATAAATATTGTAACAATTGATAAAAAATAAAGTAAACCAATCTTCCAATTTAATGTAAAAAAATATATATTAATAAATATTAAACCTGAAAATGTACTTAAAAATTGGTCAAAACAATTAATAAACATTGAAACAATAGAATATGTAAGCTCACTAATTTTTGACAATACTTCACCTATTTTAATATCTTTATAATTGTTCGAATATTTTTTCAATACATTGTTAAATAATAAAGTACGTAAATATTTTTGATAATACGGTATTATTATTGTTTCTAAATAATTTTTAGTCATATAAATAAAATAAAGTAAAACATAAATACTTGAAATTATAATAATAAGTCCAGGTGCATTCTGTTTTATTAAATTATTATATATATCCATAAAATTTGGTAATTTTCTATTTTTATTTATTACGTTAAATAACTTACCAAATAAATTAGATAATAAAACAGATTCAATTGGATATACAATTAACAATATTAATATATAAAAAATAAGTATTATTTTATGGTTTTTAAAATAATCAATAAATAATGTTTTAAATAACATATCTATTCTATAATAATATAAATTTATTAATATATTTATATGAATTAAAAAAGATAAATCTATGATTATTAGTCATATATATAATATCATTACATTGTATATTATTTAAAATATAACCAATTTGAAATATATAATATAATTTTATTATTTTATTTAAAGCAATTATAAATAACATAGTACTATTTTTATTTATTAAATAGAGACTTAATTCATATTCAAAATTAAATAATTTTCCAAAACCAATAATTAATAATAAAATATGAAAATAAACATTATTCATAATTTTAAATAAAAAATAAGTTTCAAGTTCATTTAAAAAATCGAATTTTTTATATTTATGATTTATAACGAATCTAAATATGGAAGATTTTACTCAAGCAATTGAATTAGAACCAAAGTTTAACTTTTCATGTTCTTCATATATTGAAGACATTGGAGGAGGGAAGATTCAACAAGATAGTGGTTGTATCATTGAAGTTAATGATTCAATCAGGTGTAATGTAAGTGCTGACGGACATGGTGAACATGGTGAATTAGCATCATCAATATGTATCGAAGTAATTAAAATAATGATACATGAATCAAATAAAGATGAAATACAAAGTAATACACATGTTTTTTTAAAATTATTATTTCAAACTATTCAGGAAGAAATAAAAAGACAATTTCTTGCAAAATGTAGTGGTTCTGAAGAACAATTAAAACAATTTGGTGGTTCAACATTAACGATTGTATTAATTGTGGATGACACTATTTATTGTGCTAATGTTGGCGATAGTGATGCACTTATGTGTATTCAAGAAGAATCAACAGATGAACAAAGTAGTGAACATATTTTAAATAGTAACCACAATGCTGAAAATGAAGATGAATGGAGACGTATAAGAGATGTAAAATCGAATCCTTCTAACCCTAAATTACCATATTTAGATATTAAGTATGAATCAATGCATCATTTTGGTGCTTCTAAAAACATTTTTGAATTACAAGAAGATGGTACATTAACATCTAATAAAAAAGAGGTTATTGACAAACAATTAAGTTTTTTTAAAAATGTTAAAGGAGAACTTGCTTCTATGGTAAAGATTCCAAAATCAAGAATAAAATTATCATTTACACGTTCTATGGGTGATTTTCATTTACAGGATTATGGTGTATCATGTGAACCTGATATTAAAACATATTCAATAACTGATTTTTTTGATAAAAAAACATCATCTAAAGATAGTGATATTTTATGTATTGTTTTAGGTTCTGATGGAATTTGGGATTGTTTAGAACACCATAAATGTTCACAATTTGTTTTTTATCCTAATTGTATAAATGCTCTTAAGACACTTGAAGATGGTGCACAACGTGTATGTCAAAGTTTTTTGGAACAAATTAAAAAAATAAGTAAAGATATATTTGGTTCATCTTCTGATAATATGTCAATGAGCCTTGTTTATATTCAAAAAAAATAATTTATTAATAATATTAAAAATAAAAAAAAAATGATTTCTTTTTTTTACAATTTATAATACACATTACATATTTAAATTAATTATGATTGGGTTTCAAAAAGCTAAAGTATGCACACAAGATAAAAGTGAACTGATTGATTTAGAAGAAATCGTAAGTGATTATTCACTACAAATTAAGAAAAATACTATTATACCTGATGAAAATAGAGAAAAATTAGAAAATTATACAAAGGATTTATTAACGATTCAATTTATTGAGAATAATCCAGATAAAAATAAAAAAATATTTAATGAAAAGATGACAGAATTAAAACGTAAATACAAAATTGTACCAAAAAAATCTCAACTTTATTATTTATATCGTTTATATAAATATAAAAAACAAATTGAGCCTAATATTGAACTTGAAAAACATTTAATTTCAAAATCAATGCGTTCTGAATCAGGAGTATTGGTTATTTCTGTTATAATGCCTCCTGATAATTTTTCATGTGCTTATGATTGTCATTATTGTCCAAATGATCCTCGATATAGTAGAAGTTATTTTCATGGAGAACCAACTGTTATGCGCGGTGCTCAAAATGATTTTGATGCTTATAAACAATTTTATGACCGTGCTTTATCATACTTTATTAATGGTCATAATATTGACAAAGTAGAATGTATTATTTTAGGTGGAACATTTGATTGTTATGACCCAAAAGTTAGTGAACATTTTATGACTCAACTTTATTATGCTTCTAATAATGTATTTAATAATCAAATGAATCTACCTTCATGTGGTAGCCTTGAAGAAGAAATACTAAAGAATGAAAATGCGTTATGTCATATTATTGGTATTACTATTGAAACACGACCCGATAAGATATCAAAACATCAATTACGACGTTTAAGAAGTTATGGTGTCACTCGTGTACAAATTGGTATTCAACATACAGATGATGCTATACTTGATAAACTAAATCGTCAATGTAATCAAGTTCAAATTAAAAATTCTATTAAATTATTAAAAGATAATTGTTTTAAAGTAGATATTCATTTAATGCCTGATTTACCTGGATCGACGATTGAAAAGGATTATGAAATGTTTGCTACAATATTAAGTGATCCTGATTATCAAGCAGACCAATGGAAAATTTATCCATGTAATGTATTGGAATTTACTAAAATTAAGGAATGGTATGATGCTGGTGAATATAAACCTTATGCAGAAAGTGATTTTGAAGGATTTTTTGAAATGATTATTTGGGTATTAAGGTGCACGCCATCTTGGATTCGTATTAATCGTATTCAACGTGATTTTCCTGGAAATTATATTGAAGGTGGAAATAAATACACAAATCTACACCAAATGCTTGATGATGAAATGAAAAAAAATAATTATAGTTCAAACGAAATTCGTTGGAACGAAGTAAAAAGTGATACATCACAAATACATAAAGCAAAAATTGTTACTGAGTTTTATTCAGGGAGTGATGGATTAGATGTTTTTATCAGTCATAAATCATGTAATTGTAAGATTTGTTGGAGTCATCTATATTTTCAAATTTGGGCATTTATTTATGCTTTATTTGGATGGTTAATAACCTATTCGGGTTGTGGAAATGAAAATAAAATTTATAGTTTTATACGATTACGATTAAATGATACAAATTACAATAATTGTTTTTCAAAAATATATAATAATAAATTGAGAATTCGTGAGCTTCATGTTTATGGTAAAGTAAATGACACTTATTCAAAAGATAATCATAAATCATCGCAACATGTTGGTTTTGGAAGACAACTTTTAAAAGAAGCGGAGATTTTAGCCAAATATTTTGAATGTGATGGACTCATGGTAATCGCAGGTGTAGGAACACGTAATTATTATCGTAAATTTGGTTATGATATTCATTATGAAGAAAAAAATCATGGAGGATTTATGGTTAAGTATTTATAAGTTTATATCTATTTTTTTTTATATTAATACTATTTAATGATTATTGCTTTTCATGACAATGCATTGGGTGAACGTGGAACAACAATAGCAATTTATGACTACGCTTACTATAATCAAACATTATTAGGTAATAAATCTATCATATTGTATGAAAAAAATAATATAAATAATAATCAAGAAGTTATACAAAAATTTCAAAAAGAATTTAATATTTATGGTTATGAATCATGGAGTGAAGTAGATGAAGTATTAAAAAATAATCAAGTTTCTATTTTATATTTAATTAAATATGGTTTTAATGATAATAAGTTATCTAAAATATGTAAAAATGTCGTTCATTGTGTTTTTGATTGTGGGTATCCTCATGGAAATATTTATAGTTCTATATCTCCTTGGGTAAAAAATAATAATAATAAATATCCTATAGTACCTCATATGATAAATCTACCAAATACAAAAGAAAATATAAGAACTCAACTAAATATTCCAAAAGAAGCAACTGTATTTGGTCGTTATGGTGGATATGAACAATTTGATATTCAATATGTCAAAGAAACAGTTATTGAAATAGCAAATGAAAAACCAAATTATTATTTTATATTTGTGAATACAAGACCTTTTTCAACTAATATTCAAAATATTATTTATTTAGATAAAATTATTGACTTAGAAGAAAAAGTAAAATTTATCAATAGCTGCGATGCAATGATATGGGGAAGAAGTGATGGAGAAACATTTGGATCTGCCATTGCTGAATTTTCAACTCAAAATAAACCAATTATTGCTTGTAAATATTATGATAAATCAGCAACTGGAGTATTTGATGTTTCTCATGTACATTTATTAGGAAACAAGGCATTATGG